ATATGCTTGTAACAAGTGCTATACCAGGATATGCTATCGTTGATAACGATCCTAAGCTAGGTACTGTTATTGGTAAAGCAGTTGAAGACAAAGACACAGATGGCAAAGGCGTTATCGAAGTAGTTGTTGGTAGACTATAAATATAGTATAGGAGATAGAAGGGCATGGCATTAAGAACAATAAACCTTGGTTCAGTAGCAAACGATGGTACTGGTGATGATTTACGTGAAGCATTTGAAAAGGTTATTTTTAACTTCAATGAGTTAGATGCTAGAACACCGGAAGAAACTACTGCAATAAACTTAGGTGCAGGTGCTGGAATATTTGCTAGTATAAATGATGCTGAACTTCAATTCAAATCGCTTATAGCTGGCACTAATGTAACACTTGACACTACCGACAGTGATGTTATTACTGTAAATGTTGATGCAGGAGTAACACAATTTGTTATTGCTAGTGATTCGGGAAGTTTAACCGTTACAGAAAATAATACTGTAACGATAGAGGGCGGAAGACTTATTTCAACTGAGCGTGACGGAAGCAGTATTAGAATTAATTCTAGTGCGCTAGGAAGATTAGAAGATGACTCTGCTCCAAGACTTGCTGCTGGATTAGATGCTAATGGGTACAACCTTGCCAATGTAGGCACTATTGATGCTACAACAGTTAGTGCATTATTTAATGGTAACTTAACAGGTCTTGTACACGGCATTGATATTAGAGATTTAAATTATTATAGAATCGGAACAAATAGTTGGAACTTAGGAGGAATAAATCCTCCCACTGTTACAAATCTTTGGGACTATTTGTATGCAACTCTTAACATAGATTTAGGTCCTATATCAAATAACGGTTCAGTTGATACAGGCACCGGAGATTATGTAGGAAGTAATTCTCCTTTAATTGATCTTGGTACCATTGTAAGTCCTAACTAAAATTCCGATAAATACATTTATAAGGAATTATGTATGGCACTGTGGAACACAACAGAAAATAATGTATTATTAAGAGCTCTAGAAGAAGGTAAAACACTTAGGGTTGCTAAGTCTGGCGAATCTAGAAGCGCAGAACTTTTACCTATTGAGTTAGACGTAAACAATAGTGCTTCATTAACAATAATAAGCGGTTCTTTACCACCTGGACTACGAATTATAGATCAAACAATACAAGGTACGCCGCTAGAAGTTGCTAGAGAAACTGAATTCAAATTTGTTATACGTGCCAGTTTAAACGGAGAAATTGACGACAGGACTTTTAGAATATCTGTATCAGGTCCTGATCTTCCAATTTGGCAAACACCTGCAGGTGCTTTACCAATTGGCAATAACGACACTTATTATATCTTAGATAATAGTCCAATTGATTTTCAACTTATTGCCGAAGATACTGATACTGCTGCGGGCGAAAGTTTAGAATACTTTATTGCTAGTGGCGACGGCGAATTACCACCAGGTATAGAATTAACTCGTGACGGAAGATTAGTTGGTGTTGTAGATCCGATACTAGCATTAGATAGGCTTGCACAGCAAGGATATTACGACGATAGTCCATATGGTGTTTATCCGTTTGATTTTGGTACTAGACCTGCCAATGGTTATGATAGTTTTTATTACGATACAGGGTTTTATGATGTAAGTATTCCGACTAAATCACCTAAAAAATTAAACAGAAACTATCAATTTCGTGTTAGTGTAAGTGACGGAGACACAGTTGAGAAAAGATTATTTAGAGTATTTGTTGTAGGTGACGATTTCTTACGTGCAGATAATACTATCATGCAAGTTGGTAATGAAATGTTTTCAGCAGACAACACTCATGTAAGAACACCTATATGGCTAACACCTGGAGACTTAGGGTATAGACGTGCAAATAATTACATTACTCTTTATTTAGAAACAATAGATAGTAACACTACATTAGGATTTATAAGTTATGATCTAGAAGATTATAATGATGACGGTTCACTTAGTCAAATTCCGCCAGGATTAGAGTTAGACTCTGGAAATGGAGAACTTGCAGGAGTAACTCCGTATCAGCCTAGCGTTACTAAAGAATACAAATTTACAGTAAAAGCCACAAGATATGCAGGTGTTGACGAACGTAAAAGAGTAACGATTAAAATTTACGAAACGACTCCTGCTCAAACTAATGTTCCTGCATCATTAATGAAAACCGGTGAAACTTATAGAATCTTAACATCAAATGATACAGACTATACACAAGTAGGTGCAGCAAACAATGATCGTGGAACTGTATTTACTGCATTAGGTGCTACATCAGGTACGGGAACCGTAGAACAAGCAAGTTCGCCTTATTATTTAAGAATTGAAAAGAACGACGACTTAGATTTACTTCTTAATAATCTTATAAACATCAAAGGAACTGTTTATAAAATTACCGGAGTAAATGATGCTAATTTAAGTTATGACATTCTTACAATTTCGAGACCTTTAGAACATTATCTAAGAGAAGGGTTAGAGTTTACTCAAGACATATTAACATCTGCTACAGAGATTAATAGTGCATTTAAATTAAAAACATTCACAGTTAAGCTCTTAGGAGAAGTTGACAGTCGTATATCTTGGATTAGTGATTCCAATTTAGGAACAATCAATGCTAACTTAACAAGTGTGTTTAGTGTTGATGCACAAACCAGTGTTCCAGATGCAATACTAAGATATACTAAAGAAAGTGGCAGATTGCCTCCAGGATTGGGACTATCATTAGATGGAGAAATATTTGGTAAGGTACAACAGTTTGGCGAAAATTATTATCGTAGTTTTTGGAAGCCTGGAGTAAATTATTCTGCAAATGACATTGTTAAAGTAGGTAATCAAAAATATAAAAGTTTAATAGCACACACTTCATCTCAAGACTTCGTAACAGATACTGCGAAGTGGGAGGAATACGAAAGATTTTCCGTTTCAGGTTTAACAACTTTTGATAATAACGATTTAACACTTGACGGTAATACAACAAGTATAGATAAGGTATATAAATTTGTTGCAAGAGCAGAGGATCAGTTTGGCTTCAGTGCAGTAACAAAAGAATTTAGTATTACAGTTAACGATCCTAATGATTTAACATTTAGTAATATAATTGTAAAACCTTTCTTGAGTCAGACACAAAAATTAATCTATAACAGTTTTATCAGTGATCCTAATATTTTTGATCCATCATATATTTATAGACCCAATGATACAGAATTTGGAGTACAAACTGACATCAGCATGTTAGTGTATGCAGGTATTGAAAACGTAGAAATGAATAAATTTGTTGCTGCGGCAGCAAAGAATCATAAAAGAAAAACATTTAAATTTGGTGAAGTTAAGTCAGCAATAGCATACCTTCCAGGAACAAGAACGCCTGTGTATGAAGTAGTGTATGTAGATATTCAAGATCCTCAAGATAGTAAACGAGGAACAGTAAAAAATCAAATTAGAATTAAATCTTCTAATGAAAGGTTAATTAACAATACAGATTTTGAACTGAAAGACAATACGTTTAGCAGCGAAGATAATAACTCAGATAGATTTAGACCAATAACTAATTCTATAAAAATAGGCGGAGACGCTATTACTATTGATGAAACTGAACAAAATAGAAAATATATTAGCAATTTAACTAATATGAGAACAAGAATTTCTGAAGTAGGGCAAACAGATGCTAACTTTTTGCCACTATGGATGAGAACCCCACAAGAGAATGACATTGAAGCACTTGGGTATACTCCGGCTGTAATACTTGCATATTGTAAACCTGGTACTTCTTCTAGCTTATTATTAAATATCAAAAATAGCGGATTTAGTTTTTCTGATATAAATTTCGAAGTTGATAGATATATAATAGATAGCACAAAAGGAAATAGTAATGATCAATACATACTATTCGCAAATTATGACTTCAATGTTTAAAGACGATAAATAGTTTTACTAAGAGAGGACCATTATGGCAAGCAATATTAATACAACAGACATTGACGTAGAATTTCCGGTACCTGGGCAAGATAATGACAGCCAAGGGTTTCGTGATAACTTTACTACTATTAGCGATAATTTTATAGCAGCAAAAGCAGAGATTGAAACATTACAATCGGATACTGTAAAACTAAATGTTAATAATACTTTCTTAGATCAAGAAAACGGAACTGCATCAACTTTAATAAATGCAAATTTAAAAGGAAACACTGAACAATATTACACTCCAGAAGGCGGAAATGTATCAACAACACATGTTGTAGATTTTGACGATGGCGGCTATCAAGTAATAACTTTAGCTGGCACTACTACATTTTCTTTTGATGGTTGGCCAACTACGGGCAGATATGCTAAAATTAGATTACATATTGAGTCAACTGGATCCTACTCTATTGCTTTACAAGCAACTACTGTAAAAAATGATGGTGATAACTTTTGGAGTAATCCATCAATTGCAGCAGGTGAAACTCATATAATTGATGTATGGACTTATCAAAATGGTTCAACTATATATGCAAACTATGTAGGCGCATTTGCTGAATAATCCTAAGGTGACTAATGCATCCGTTAATAAATAATTTAAATTCATTAACAGATAATGATCTAGAACAAAAAATTTTAGATTTAAATAGAAAATACTGGAAAACAACAAATCCAGGAGTTCAATCACAGATGGGTATTGCTCTTGAAACATACAAACAAGAGTTACAATCACGACGTGCAAAACAAAAAGTTATCGATCAAGAAAATAATGGCGATAATGATCTTGACAGTTTAATAAAAATCAGTTAAACTGTATAAATGCTTATGAAAACAGACGACCTAGGAATACCACGATTTTCTAACCGTGACTTGATTGACATGATCTATAGTGGTCATGCGGACAAAGTTCATGTAGTATTGTGCGATGCAAACGACGATGTAGAAAAGTTCAATAGTGCAATGGAAGAACAAGGTATGGATCCGTTGCAAAAGTATATTCCACTAGATGTAGATCAAAAGACTTTTGACGGTGTATGTCAAAGTGAATGGTTTATGCCTGATGAATA